GCATTCAAGTGAGAACATACGACAAAGATGAGAGGACTGTCTGGAAAAACCTCGGCTTGAATGTGAAAATCGAAGAGCCTGAAGAAGGCCCTTTGTTTTACAAATTCAATGTCTACAAGAAGCTTCGGAACTCCAAAGACGTTGAACAGCCAGCTCCAGAAGTGCTCGGTTCGAAGTTGGAGCCTATTGATGCCAGCCGTGTCGGCAACGGTTCGAAGGGAAACTTGATTCTCTTTTGGTATATAAATGATGGTAAGAAATACTTCCAGTTACGCAAAGTTCAAATCACTGAGTGGGTGGACTATAAGTACGAGCGCGAAGAAGCTATGATGTTCGAAGCTCTCGACGACGACACAGTGGTTGTAGAGGTAGAAGATACCGGTGGGGAAGCACTAGGCGATGATGAGATTCCGTTTTGAGATACGTCTATGATTTGATGTCCGACGACCGCGTTTTGGAGACCACAACTGACGTACGAGAGGTCACTTCCGAAGAGTGGTTGATGGACGGTGTGGTTCGTATAACCGACAACATAACGAAAGAGGAGCAAATGATATTCACTATGGATGCATTGGAGGCTCATATAGCCGCTTCCGAACGCTCTTTCCAATGGGTCAACAAAGAAGAGAGACTGTCTGACTGGTCGGAGGAGCACGCCGACGCGATCAAGTCGGCGGTGGACCCCGACCACTATAAAGGTTTTGTGGGTGACTCACAATGGCTGGAAGTTATGCAGGATGTTATTCCAGATATCGACAGCGCAGTGTTGATGCAAGTGTACAAATACTTGGCCAGGAATGGGAAGAAAGATGACAGTAGACAAGAGCTGTTGAAGGCTCTATTCTACTTGAAATTCCTGACCGCTCGAACTGTCGCTGGACGGAACATAGACATAGCTGAGGTGGACACATTGTTAAAGGAGGTCTAGAATGAAGACTTTGGTGTTTGATATTGAGAGTGACGACCTCTTAGAGGGTTGCACCAAGATGCATGTACTATACACAAAAGACTCCACCACCAATGAGAAGAAGTATTGGTTGGAGAATGACTTGGGGTGGCAGGCTGAGTTGAATTCAGCTGACGCCATCGTGGGTCACAACATAGTCGCCTTCGACTTACCGGCTCTTAAGAAGTTGTTCAATTGGGAACCCGATAAGTCTGTGAAGGTCTACGACACGCTCATCCTTTCATATGTCCTGGACTACAGGCGATTCGGGAAAGGTGGTCACAGTCTAGATGCTTGGGGAAATCAATTAGGTCTATTGAAGATTGATTTCAATGATTACAGTAAGTTCACGCAGGAGATGTTAGTGTACTGTGAGCGTGATGTAGACTTGAACCTGTTGGTCTTCAAAAAGCTGATGACCGAGCTCAGGATACAGTCACCTAAAGCACCCTACTTGAAGACGTACATCAAGGCCGAGCATTATATGTCCAAATGGGCGTCCGAAGCTGAGTTGAACGGCTGGCCGTTCGCTTACGATGATGCTGTTGCCTTGTTTGATGAGATGACAGGGAAGATGGCCTCCACCACAGCTAAGTTAGAATCTAAGCTAGGTATCAAGTCTGTGATTAAGGATCGGGTGCCTGGTAAGACTGAGGGTGAGGTCAAGAGACCTAAGTGGGTGAAGAAGGGTTGTTATGATCACCACACAGCTAAGTGGTTCGATGTGGATCCTTGGAGCGGTTACGTCGGCGAGTTGCGGCCTATCGATGGACCTTTCTGTCGTGTGGAGTTTGCAGATTTGAAACTCAGCTCACCTGCGGATGTCAAAATCTTTCTATACAGGCAAGGGTGGAAACCCACCGAGTGGAATTATAAGAAGGACAGCGACGGTAAGTTCTTGAAGGAGAAGAGAAAACGTGTCAAATCCAGTCCCAAGATCGATACAGCTTCTCTAGAACTGTTGGGAGGTGATGGTGCGTTGTATAAAGAGTATGTGAGCATCTCATCTCGCCACGCGATTCTTAAGACTTGGTTGGCTGAAGCTAAATTGCAGAAGGATGGGACTTACAGACTTGTGGGACAATGCTTTATGATAGGCACTCCCAGTATGAGGGCGCGTCATAAGACAATCGCCAACATACCTTCTGTGGATTCGTTATATGGTCCCGAAGTCAGATCGCTGTTCACGGCGAAAGAGGGCTACACTATGGTGGGTGTGGACTCTGCAGGTAATCAGGCCAGGGCTTTGGCACACTACATTAACGATGATGAGTTCACGGATGTGATCCTCAATAAAGACATCCACATCTACAATGCGGGTAAAATGATCGAGGCTCTGGACAGCATGCTAATTCGCCACGACTTCACGCCCAAGAATCTGAGGAGTAGAAGTAAGCGCGTGTTCTATGCCACATTGTTCGGTGGCTCAGGTGCTAAGCTTTGGAGCTATCTGTTCGGAGTTGAGGACGCAGACAGAGGGAATGTGTTCAAGGCAGAATTCTTGAAAGCCATTCCCGGATTCTCAGGTCTTATGAAGCGGTTGGAAGATACTTGGGATAGGACTAAAAGCTTCACCAACAAAGGCGAAGGTTACATTCCCTCTTTAGCTGGCAACAAGATATACGTCGACAGTAAACATAAACTCCTCGTGTATTTACTACAAGCTGTGGAGAAGATAACTTGTTCAGCTTCTGGAATGGTCATGATGGATAATTTGGAGGCTGAAGGCATACCTTATGAGCCTTTGATCTTCTATCATGACGAGTTGGACTTCATGGTTCCCGATGCGTATGCTGAGAGAGCCTCTGAAATAGGTGCTGAAGCTTTTATGTCCGGCCCGAAGCTGGTGGGTGTTGAGATAATGGATGGTGACGGAAAAATAGGACACACTTGGTTGGATGTCCATTAACAGGAGAGTTTATGCAAGCAAAAGAGATGGTGGATGTGTTTCGTAGAGGCTTCGCGGTGAAGCGTTGCCATACGTACCCAATACATGGTGAATACTCTGTAGGTTCCCATACGGTTAATATGCTGGTGATCGGTCGATACCTTTCGTACGCGAACGGGGTGTTGACTCCTTGGCATGAGATACTCATACACGACATTCCTGAGCAGTACACAGGAGATCTGCAGACACACGTCAAGCGTGATAATCCAGAGCTTAAGAAGATCATGACAGACGTGGAGGACACTTGGTTCGAACGTCTGGGTTTTGACGAGGCCAGCTATAAGCTGGAAGGTCTCAACAAGAAGATCGTGAAGGCAGCTGACTTGCTTGAGTTCTTCGCCTTCTGCATAGATCAGAAGCAGTTGGGTAACAACATAGATGAGCAAGCCGTTAAGTGTGTAGAGTACCTCGAGCCACTATACGATGATGTGTTGGGTGTGAAAGAGTTGACTGAAGGTTTTCAGGAGACTTATGATGCAGTGGGCCGAGCTTAGGTTCCCCGCTATAAACTTATTAACGATATGGAGATACGATATGCTAAAATGTGAACATACGATGTGCAACAATCATAACAGTAATCATGACACGCAGGATTTGAGCAACTGTCATTACAACACGTGCACTGCGACACCTGCACAGTTGGAAAGTTACGAACCGAAAGAACTCAAGTTGGACATTCGAGATGGCGTAGGCGTGAGTTCTGATGCGGAGCTCACTCTTGAATGAGTGCCACTACAGGTGGTGCATACATCGCTCACTGACCGAGCCTTTGTGTGAACTACAATTCTGCGAGGCGAATGACGAGGAATTGAAACTTTTTGAAAGTAAACGGAAAAAGGAGTTACGAGATGCAAGTGCTGATAGACGGTGACGTTGTGTGCTACTACGCATGCAAGCCGAGGGTGGCCAAGAGTAACCGCCCAGAGTTGGTTGTGACCTCGTTAGACGACGAGGGTGTCGTTGTTCCCCCAGAGTACACAGAAGAGGATGACGCGGAATACCTGGAGGAGTGTTGGGCTTATGTGGAAGATATAATCGCTGAGATACAGTTGAACACTTTCTCAGATTCGTACAAGATGGCTGTGAAGGGTGAGGGTAACTTTCGTGAAGATGTGTTCGAAGACTACAAACATCATCGCAGACGACAACCCAACCCACTGGCACCTTTTGTGAAAGCTCTGAGATTGCGAATGGTGGAGCGCGAGATGGCTGTTCCAGCTGACAATATGGAAGCCGACGACTATTTACGGATTTGGGCTGAGGGTCATCGAAGGAAAGACAAACCTTTCGTGATAGCCTCCATAGATAAAGATTTGAAATGTATAGTCGGACCATATTACAACATAAAGAAGAAGACGCTGGAGCACATAGATGTGGCCGCAGCCAGACATCTCTACTATGCTCAGCTGCTGTCGGGTGACCCTGTAGACAATATAAAAGGGCTATGGAAGGTTGGTCCGGTGAACGCTGAAAAGATGGTTGAAGGTTGCGAGACACACGAAGAGTATCAAGAAGCTGTGGTGTCCAACTATCTAGCAGTGGAAGAGGATAACTGGTTGGTGCACCTACAACTGACAGGCCGCCTGATTTATTTGCTCAAGTCGTTGGATGATAAGTTCGACGCCACTAAGTGGCCACTAGTTCAGGAGTTGATGGAATGAAGCACATAAAAGTACCAAAGACAGGTAAGGTGATCAAGGCTAATCACAATGGCCATTGGTCTTTCTCGGAAAAGATGGACCCAGACAAATATATGGGGTTCATCTACCTTGTTCGAGATAACTATTTAAATAGATTCTATTTAGGTAAGAAGCTGTATAGAGGGCAGAGAGGTAAAGCGAAAGGCGTTGAGAGTAACTGGAAGAAGTATATGTCATCTTCCAATCTTTTAAAAGAGATGTTTGAAGCCAGACCTCTGGATGAGTTCGAGTTGATTTGTGTGGAACAATACAAGACCAAGTCTGGTCTGAGTTGGGCAGAGACGTGGACACTGTGTTTCGTCGAAGCTCCCACAACTGAACAATGGTACAACACACGTGTCGAGAAGATAGCTTGGAATGTGAAAGAGGCCATCACGGAACGACACCGTGAACGGCTACATGGGATAATTAATGGAGAAGTATTTTGAAGATTTTTGGAAGGATTTTAATATTTATAAGTTTTGCTGTTTTGGCCGTCGGTGGTTGGCAAGTGTACAAGATGGGGTTCGCGAGTAGCGCAGACTACCTCCTGTTCGGGGCGGTGTTGGCGTTATTTGGTGAGGTCATCTCAAAAATATCTGAAGAAGTAGACGAAGGAGTAGACGATGGGCGTAATAAAGAAGAAGAACAATCCGTGTCCTAAATGTGCAAGCTCGGACGCCTTGCAAATTTATGAAGATGGTACAGGCTACTGTTTCTCCTGTAGAGCTTGGTTCCCTAAGACCGATGGGCCCACCGAAACTGTTCGAGAGAAATCGATGGTTGTTCACGAAAATATAAGTGACTATAGACACAGTGCCTTCAGCAAGAGAGGCATCACCCGCGAGATAAACAAGTTTTACGGCGTTAGAGCGGCTTTCGATGAGACAGGACACATCGAAGCTCATTACTATCCGTATGAGGGAGGCTTCAAGAAGCGGTTACTGCCTAAGACTTTCACGGCTCTGGGTAAGCTGGGCGGTTTGTTCGGGCAAGCGTTGTTTGCTGAAGGCGGTAAGCGTGTCGTCATTTGTGAAGGCGAGATAGACACCTTGACTGTAGCGCAAGCGGGTTACGATAACTACAAGAAGCACTATCCAGTCGTCGGTGTGGCGAGTAGCTCCAACTTGAAACCTGTATTAGCAGCACGCGCGTGGCTTCGCACTTTTGAAGAAGTTGTCATATTCTTCGACAACGATGAGGCTGGTGAAAAAGCCACAAAAGATGTCGTGAAGATCGTGGGTCATGACAAGGCGCGGGTGGTCTCGATCTCACTGAATGACGCGAATGAGCTGTTCTTAAAAGAAGGTGGCAAAGAAGTGATGCGTGCTGTTTGGAACGCTCAAGATTATCTACCTGGCGGTGTCTTGAAGAAGGAAGAGTTGTGGGATGCCTTAGAAAACTACAACAAAATAGAGTCTGTGGCATATCCTGCTTGCCTCTCAGGCGTGAACTCCAAAACCAAAGGTATGCGTATGGGTGAGATCACTCTTTTTGTATCGGGGACAGGCACAGGGAAGAGCTCGATAATTCGTGAGATTATGGTACACGTCCTCAGAGAGGTGGAGGACACGAAGATAGGTGTGGTCTCGCTGGAAGAAGCACCAGCTGAAACTGCGCGTAAGTTAGCTGGCTTGGCTTTGGATAAGAACCCTTCATATGAAGAAATATCTTTGGAGGACTTACGCGTGGGTTTCGATGAGATTTTTGGAGGTGATCGAGTTCTGTTGTTGGATCATCAAGGCTCCATCAATGACAGCTCTATAATGGACAAGCTGGAGTATATGGCGTTGGCCGGTGCAAAATACCTATTCATAGATCACATCACCATACTGGTGTCTGAGGGTGCGGGAAATTTGAGAGGCTTGGAAGCGCAGGATCGCGTCATGAATGATCTACTTCGATTGGTCAAGAAGCACAATGTGTGGATCGGTTTGGTGTCTCATCTCAGAAAAGTTCCAGGTGGTTTGGGTAAGACTTTCGAACAAGGTAAGCTGCCTACGCTCGATGATATTCGTGGTTCTGGGTCAATCAAGCAGATATCCTTCGACGTCATCGGATTCTCCCGAAATATGGAAGCTGAAGACGAGGTAGAGCGAAACCATATCTCCATGAGTGTTTTGAAAAGTCGGTACACAGGCCTCACCGGACCGGTGAACGGTGCCACGTATGAGCTAGCCACCGGTAGACTGTTTAGTGAGGATGGTGAAGTCTCGTTTAAGAAGCTACCCACTGAGACTGAGAAGGTGGCGTTTGTCGCTGTGGATGATGAAGATGTATTTTAACTAACTTACGAAATGGAGATACACATATATGATGACATTTGAAGATTTACCCGAAGTGGACACCCCTTGGAGTTCTGTGGGCTACCTAACTTACAAACGCACCTACGCGCGTAAGCTGGATGACGCGGGTGGTGTCGACTGTCCCACTGAAGACTTTGAAGACACTGTACTTCGTGTGGTGAACGCGTGCGACGAACAGTTGAACTGCGGATTCACAGAGGCAGAAGAGGTACGTCTGGCGAAACACCTCTTGAGTTTGAAAGGCTCAGTTGCGGGGCGTTTCCTTTGGCAGCTAGGTACAGGTACTGTGGAGCAGCTAGGTCTGGCGAGTCTGCAGAACTGCGCGTTCACGACTGTGGATCATCCGATCAAGCCGTTCATTTGGACGATGGATATGCTGGCGTTGGGCTCCGGTGTTGGCTACAACATCCAAAGACAGTACGTGGACAAGATCCCTCCAGTCAAGAAGTGGTTCACCGCACCCACTCGTTTCGACGACGGAGGCGCGGATTTCATTATTCCAGACTCTCGAGAGGGTTGGGTCAGATTATTAGGTAAGACATTGAAGGCGGCCTTCATGAGTCAATCAGCTGAAAAAGGCTCTTTCACATTCTCCACACAGGTGATACGAGGCAAGGGTGAGCCTATTAAAGGTTTCGGCGGAACCGCAAGTGGTCCTCACGAGCTTGTGTGGGGGATACAGAAAATCTCTGAGTTGTTGATGAAGCGTGCGGGTAAGAAGATTAGACCTATAGATGCTCTGGATATGATGAACATCATCGGCTACATCATCGTCGCAGGGAACGTAAGAAGATCAGCACAGATTGCTTTGGGTGATCCAGACGACATAGAGTTCTTGTTGGCTAAGCGTTGGGATCTCGGCGACATTCCGAGTTACCGTGCAATGAGTAACAACAGTGTAGTCTGTGACGATATAGATGATCTCCACGATTACTTCTGGCAGGGCTACGAGGGTAAAGGTGAACCTTACGGACTCATCAATTTAGGTTTGTCACGCTCTTGTGGCAGACTAGGCGAGACCGAGTATAAAGATCCAGAAGTTGAAGGCTACAATCCGTGTGCTGAGCAGTCGTTGGCGAATGCGGAGACCTGCTGTCTAGCTGAAGTCTTCCTACCCAACATAGAGTCCAAAGAGGAGCTGATGGATGTGGTGACTCTGCTGTACCGCGTGAACAAGCACTCATTGTTGTTGAAGTCACACCAACCAGACACGCAGGCTGTAGTTCACAAGAACATGCGTATGGGTATTGGAATGACGGGAATCTTGCAAGCAACGCCGGAGCAGAATAGTTGGTTGAACGAGACATATGAGTACTTACGTAGCTACGACGAGAAATATTCTGAAGCTCACGGAATACCGACCAGTATCAAGCTGACGACTGTGAAACCCAGCGGAACTCTATCTCTACTTCCTGGAGTAACTCCGGGCATCCATCCTGCGTATAGTCGTTATATGTATCGACGCATCAGGATCGCCAGTGATCACAAGCTGGTTCAAGTCTGTAAGGATCATGGATACCCTGTCGAGTTCGTCAAAGACTTCGAAGGTAACGACGAGCATCACACAGTGGTTGTGACTTTCCCGTTCAAGTATCCAGAGGGTACGAAACTGGCTTCTGAGATGACGGCTATAGACCAACTCAATGAAGTTAGGCGAATGCAAAGGGAGTGGAGTGACAATTCCGTGAGCTGTACAGTGTATTATCGAAAGGAAGAGATACCGGCGATTAAGAAGTACTTGAGACGATACTACAAAGATGCTATGAAGACTGTGTCTTTCTTATTACACTCTGAGCATGGGTTCGCGCAAGCACCTTATGAAGAGATAACGAAAGCACAATACGATGAATTGGTTGAGACGACCTCACTGATCACAACAATAGACACCGCTGAGTTTGAAGGTGGTGATGAGTGTGCCGGTGGAGCTTGTCCAGTCAAATAGTTAACATGAAAGACCGAAGACTTACAAGCTTCGGTCTTTTAAACGCAAATGGAGAATTTTGAATGTATTTTATGGTTAAGAAGGATTTATTGTACACACCTTCAGGTAGTCCAATGACACTGAAAGTCAGATATACCCTCTCAGAAAAAGAGGCTTTGGGTGTCCTTACACAGTGGCACAGCGAAAAGAGTGTGTATGAAGAGGTTACATTAAGAGTGATCAGTGAACCTGTGAAGGCGTTGACAGGCACTATCTTCGGTCTCTCAGTGTTTCCTGAGCAGGATGAGTTAGAAGAGTTTATGGAACGAGAAGCAGACATCTTGGATGAGTTGCGGGACAGTTTAATTACGGAGAGTGATCATGGCTGAATTTAATGAGCAATCTAGGACGTTGGTGGATGTTTGGGATATCGACGATATCCTTCTGCATCTAGATGATGATGGACGTCTGGGTCTGCCCAACCAAGCATGCGCCGATGTCCTCAAACAAATGGCTGAAGACTACGACGCGAATGATGGTTTGAACTACAGCAGCGTCGATGCTGCTTGGCTTCAAGTGCAGAAGTCGAGGACGAAGCGGAGATACATCGTGGACGTCTCGCCCATGCTGGTGGATACCTACAGTGAAGAAGAAGCTCGTGCCATAGCGTTGGATCACTTCCACACAGATGCACGAAACCCATCTTCAAACATCTTCGACGTGGGTTTGGCGCCTGTCTCTGTTTCTGTGGATGAGGATGCGCAACTATGAACAGTGATGAGATTTACGAGTTACTCGAAGTTGTGGGAAGCGAAGACAGTAAGAATGTCAAGATCGAGCTGCTCAAAGAGTTTATGCAAGATGGAGATTTTGAGCGTGTGCTTAAGTACGCCTACAATCCATTCAAACGCTTCTACATGCAACGTCTAAAACCTCTGAGGGCTGGAGCCTCCGGTGAGTTCTCAGAGCAAACTTGGAATGTGTTGGACCGTCTGAGTTCCAGAGACCTGTCAGGTTATGAAGCTGTTGGAGTGTGCAACGACACAATGTCGGCCCTTAGCGAGGCTTCTGAGTCGCTGTTCTTGAGAATCCTTAAGAAAGATTTGAGAGCGGGATTCAGTGCCAAGAGCATCAATAAGGCTAAACGAGGCACAGTGCCTGTAGCTCCTTACATGCGTGCCAGTCTCCCCAATCGAGGTACCTTGAAAGACTTTGATTGGTCCGCCGGTGTGTATTCTCAGGAGAAATTGGATGGCTCTTTCGCCAGTGTGATCAAAGATAAGAAATCCGTTTCGGTGTTCACAAGAACCGGTAAACAATATCCCCACAACTTGGCAGAATACTTAGACATTGAGATGCCACAAGGTCAACACATACACGGCGAGCTGCTGATCGGTGATGGCGACGAAGTGTTGGACCGTAAGACAGGCAACGGGATTCTCAACAGTATCATGCAGGGCGGTGATCTGGATGGCGATCGCACGATACTCTTCGTTGCGTGGGATATGGTCTACAGTACGACAGTCGAGGACAACGCACCGTCTGAGTATTACAGCGAACGGTTCGCGAGGCTCGGTGATGAGACAGATTGTGCTGTGGTTGCGAGTAAGTTGGTGTATTCCATGGAAGAGGCGATGAAGCATTATGACACTGTGGTCGCGAATGGGGGTGAGGGCACGATCCTCAAAACACCCACAATGTTGTGGAAAAATCACACAAGCCCTCATCAGGTCAAACTCAAGCAAGAGAATGAAGCCGATCTGGTGGTGCTTGGCTTGAATGAAGGGACGGGTAAGAACGCGGAGACTTTCGGCTCTCTGTTGTGTGCGACTGCCGACGGTGATATGGAAGTGAGTGTCAGCGGTTTCACAGATTCTCAACGCGTGGAAATATCCAAGAGCGTGGATGAGTGGATCGGTGAGATAATCGCCGTCCGCTACAACGAGAAGATAACTGACAGAAACGGCAATAACTCACTGTTCCTCCCAAGGTTTGTTGAGAGACGCACAGATAAGACAGTGGCGGACACTTGGGACGCTTTGGCGTGATGACCGTTTAAAGTTTCTACTGGAAGAACGACAGTAAGAGTTCTGAGTAGATTGAGGCTATCCCGAAGTAAAACAACCAACCTCTCGCGGCGTTTGAGCCGATCTTCAGAAACCCGTGACTTCACCTCACCCGAACTCGACGCGTGTCGGAGGCGGTGTGTGAGGAGACCTCACGGCCATTTTTGAACGAGAGTGGAGGTTGCGAATTGAAGGCGTTGAAAGCCTTGTTGAATTAATGAAGCAAAGCGAGAAAGCGGAGCTTCGAAAATGAAAAATCGAGCCTATAAGAGGTATCGAAAAAATGATATGCATATACATAAGGAAATATTATAATGGAAGATCTAAAACAAGTATTCACAACTCCAGACGGCCAAATCTTCGAGACTCGCGTGGAAGCGCAAACTCATCTACGCCTACCTAAGGTTAAGGAAGCGTTGGATGCTTTAACAGAAGGCAATGAAGATTTGTCAAACTGGCTTGTGGAGAACAAAGACACACTTGTGGACCTTTTCGACGTAGGCACAATCCGTCGTGTGTCTAAGACAGAGAAGAACAAACTCCGCAAGGCTTTAGACTACCTAGTTGAGCAGGACGATACAAAGGCTAAATTTGTGACGGAGAACGCTGAGGCTATCTTCGAAACTTTCCGATATCCTACTCAAAAGCGTCTAACATCTGACGAGAAGGATGAGGCCATCGCTACTAAGTTGAACGAGATGACAGAAGGTAATGAAGATGTGTCGTCTTGGGTGGCGACACATCGTGAAGATGTCCTAAAAGCGTATGACGCAGGTAAACCTAAGCGTGAAGTGTCTCCAAAGGCACAAGCGGCGTTGGCGGCTTACCGTGAGAAACAAGCGGCTGACAAAGCGGCTAGAGAAGCAGCATAGTTGAGAGTGTCAGATAATAATAACAAGTACTGACAATTTGCCTCGTAGATTCTGAAAAGAGTTTGCGGGGCTTTTAAACGCAATTTGGAGATTTTATTATATGAGGTTATCACATCTAGTGCCATTCTTGGTGGACGATGTCCGTACAGTACTAGTCACTTTCGACAAGTCATCGCGGAGTTACACCTACAAGACGAATTTGGATTTGTCTGCAGGTGATTTGGTGATTGTCACAACCGGTAAGAGTTACGGAGTGGGTGAAATAGAAGAGATTCACGATGTACCTAAGTTAGACAAAGGTGCCAAATACGAATATGGTTGGGTCGTGGCGGAACTGAATCCGTTGTTGGAAGAGCACGAGAGTTTGAAGTTGAGAGAGCGTGAGTTTTTGGACTCATTGAAAGAGGTGAAAGGTAAGACCGTCAAAGTGTTGAGAGCTGAGTACGGTGTGACTAAAATTTGAAGGAGTTGAAGATGGAAAATGTTTACGGAAAGTTGGCTTATAAGTTCGGTGGTGTCAAGCTTGAATTACGCGTCGAGAAATCTGCGGCCGGTTATTATTTAGGTTGTTCAGATAAGGATGGACCGGTATCGAGAGAATCCTCTCAGTACTTCGAGTGTCGCGAGGATGCAGAGCGTGCCTTAATGTCCGGT